TGCATAGTTAATAATCATCTCAGGAGTTACCTTAAAGAAGAACGCAGCAGAGTTGTTCAAAGGTATCAATACATGCTTACCAGTAGCCTTCTTAGAGAACGGTACATAGAAGTTTCTAGCCTTCGTAGCATCATCTAGCTCGTCATAATCAGGATCTAGGGCAGCCAATAACGTATAGGCAATAGCTAAGATCATGAACTGAAGCATAGTTTTATTAAATTGCGCCTTCAGCTTCTTCTTCTCTTTACCTGTGATAGTTCCACCCATAGCTGTCTGGGTTAACGTATCAAGGTCTGTTGCCCAAGCTTGCATAAAGGTTACTGTCTCACGCATAGTTTGACCAATATTGCCTTTGCCATGCTTACCAAAGTCCATGATTTGTGAAGACATGAACAACGCTAATGCAGGGTCGCCTGATTCCTTCAAAATGCGGTCATATGTGGCAATACGAGTTGAGTAATCTGAAGCATCGCCAATCGCATCAATACTGCTCATCAAGATCTGCCAGTTGTCGTTGGTTAATATGCCTAGCTCAACCTTTAGCTCCAAGTCTGGAGTTCTATGGTGTGATCTAAAGCCACCAATCGCAGCACGTCTTAGGATTTGTACAGTTGTATTTTGCTTTCCAATCTCTAAAGCTTTAAAGAATCCTGGGAAAGTTGCGCCAAATAAACGCCATGGGTGCTTGCTTCCAGACTTAAGAGCAGCTGACCAAGAATCATAGAACACTTGTTTTAACTGAAACACGCCTGAGAATGTAATCGTTCTGCGGCTTAACTGTGCAGCACCAGACATTACTTCTCTAAATGGATATTCCCATGGTGCAATGCTCATGCCAATGTAGGCATCAGCCACCAATGTATCTGGAATGTTGACAATCATTCTGCGGCCACCAATGTAGATAGGCACTTTAGCGCCTTCAGCATCAGTACGTGGCTCGCCAGGGAACACCATGATTCTTCCACGCTTAACCTTGCCAGTCTTAGGATCTACTGTGTCTGGTCTACGTTGTGCGTATTCCATGGCAATACGGTACTGAGCATAGTTCTTCAAGGTGCTACGGGTAAACATAGCCACGTTGTGCATCATGCTTTCAACAACGTTATCCACATCCCGTTCAGTTCTGCCAGCCTTGAAGTTCTTTGGACCAGATGATGCACCAGAGATTTTCTTGGCATCATAGATGTCTTCGCTTTCATCCATCACACGATACCAAGGAGAGTAATCCTTAATCTTCTTCAGCTTCTCTGCTCTTGGCTTGCTTTCACGTCCACTGAACGCCAAGTTATCTAGCATGTTGTGGTTAACAGCAGTCCAGTTATCCATCATTTGCTGGAGTTCTGGATGAGCTTTTGATCGTGCAATGATTGAATCCAAAGCGCTGTCATCTAGTAAAGGTAAGCCGTCTTGATCGTATTGAACGTCAGGAACTTTGACCTCCTCACCATTAATCTTCTTAGTAACAAAACCGTTGTATACGGTGAAGTAATAAGGGACTTTCTGGTAAGCCAGCTTGATGTTAGCTAAATCCTGCATAGCGTCTGCCAAGGCAGCTTCAATATCTGAAGCTTTAGTTGCGTCAGTATTGGCTATCAATTGCTCCTGTAGCTTGCGAACCTCAGCCGTTCTTTCAAAATACTCTTCTTGGATGCTACGAGTTCTCTTGGCAATAAACCAGCCATTGATTAACTTATCAGCCACAGGCTTAGTCAAACGTCTGCGTAGTCTGTCTTGTAGACGGATTACGTTACCCATAGACTCTTCGCTGTCCACGGCAATGAACTGACCATACTTACCGCTGTACTCTAACTTTCCATGAACCAATACGGCATTGGCTAAGTGACCAGAACGCAAGTTGTTCAACGCAGCAATGATAGGAACCATCTCACCATTAGCTGTTCTAATTTGACCTTTCCATCGTGCCGCATCTCTCTTAGCCAAGCCAGCTGTGTAGTCAATGTTTTCAATACGTTGTTTTGTTGCTATATCAAACGCATCATGCAAACCTTCCTGCAAGCTAGTCTTTGGATCAGCTTTGATCTCTTTAGCCTTGTCGTTCATTGTGCTTAAGCGAGTCAAGACATAATCTTTCATTGTCTGACTATCTCTGTTCGGCACATCAGGAATACCAAGGCCATCAACCAAGTTCTTATCTTCCTCAATCTGGTTGAGCAAGCGAGTCGGAATCTTAGCCCCCATTAGATATTCCATTAATGAGTCTCTAGTCTCTCTGGTAGGCTGCTTCTTGATGATCTGGTCAAATGCTCTATGAACAGCCAGCTTATTGTTCATGAAGAACATGGCCTTCAATGCCTCAAACATCTTCTCCATCGCTTTAACAAAGCGAGTCCAAGCACCACCTAACTGCTGACCGAATAGCTTCTCAGCGTTCACAGCCCAGTATTCGGATGGGTTGAGATACTGGTAGTAGCTGTAGTCAGGCATGATGTTTGTAGCATCTCTAGCAGTTTCTTCCGTTGGGTTCTCCAAGAACTTAAGAACCGCCGCAAAATACTTCTGGCTATCCTTGTCCTTGTACTTCTTCATAGCAGCTTCTAAGCTTCTAGCCCACGCACCAATAACCGCTTTCTTCGCCTCTGGAGTCATCATCTGCTCCATTGTGTGAGTTAACTCATGGCGAATAGTCTTAGATGTGCGTACACCAGATGTGTTCTTCCACAGCGTAACCAAGCGCTCAATTGGATCAAAGTTACCAGTTGCTCTGCCTAGGCCTTCTTTCTTTCTAACAGATAGCTTGATGCCATTCAGGATACTTGGATACTGCTCATAGACTGAGCGAACAAATCTTTCAACCTCTGGCGTAATATTGCCATCTCTTAGGGCATCCGTAGCCGCTGCCATAAATGCCTCAGCCGACATGTTTGGTGTCTTGCTAGAGTCAATGTAGTTCTTTAGATTCTCTTCATGAGCAAGCATCTCATTAAGCTGACGTTGCATAGGAATGTCAGAGCCATACTTAGCAACTTGCTTAACTAATCTGCGAGTAGATCTGCGAGTCTTAGAATATTCTTTGATAGTCTCTTTGCGATCTTCCGCAGCCATTTTAGAAAGCATCGTCTCTTCAATGTTCTCTAGCTTTGGAGGTGCAAACATGGCTCTGGCTCTCTCGATGCCAGTCTTAATCAGCAACTTGTTATCAGAAGCTAGTAATTGCTGGATTGCCTGTTCTGCTTTCTCTCTGTCATACACGACAGCTCGCATGCTATTGCCAGAGCTGATGAACGTACCAGTGAACTGAGTCAACCTGTCATCTAGGTAATACTTTCCACCCTGACGCTTAGACTTAGGCGTGATGAAATAGTATTTTGTGCCAGACTTCTCAATACGCATATTGTTGTCGTCTGTACCAACAACGCCACCGATTTCATCAAAGAATCTCATGGCTTGTTCAGATGACTTGACACGAACTGGTGCTTCTTTCTGAGCTTTCTCAAAGTCAAACTGACGGCTCATCAATACGCCTTGACCTAGTGTGCCATCCTTCTTGGTGTATGTAACGATTTGACCAGGATATTGTGCAAAGCCAGCCAGGATGTTGCCAGTCACCATCCAGCGTTTCTCACGGCGAACAGTTGCACCCTTGTCAAAGATGTCCATGACTTTCACACGTTCAGCCTGCTGAGTCTCTGGATTGAAGTAATCCACGTAATACTCTTGGGCGAGTGTGTAAGTCGTGTTGATCTGTGAGAAACTAAGGGTCAACGCCTTAGCATCACCGTTAGCCATAGCTACTTGCATTTTCCAGTCAGAACCAGCTGCTGGATTGGCTGTCTTCTTGGCATTTGTAATGTCAGTGATTACAGCGTAGTTGTAGATGCCGTTAGCGTCTTTGATAGAGATCTCATCGCCAATCTTGTAGGTTTCCAAGATGGATTTGATCTTGCCAAAGTTAAGGTTCAACGTATCTTTAATACCTTGTAGGCGTACATCATCTGCATTTGCCTCACGAGCCTTGGCAATCTGCTTCTCAGCAAACTCACGCATACGGTCTCTTAGGTCAGTCGTCTGCTCTCTGGCAACATCATTCTTGTCTTTGCCATCAAGAGATTCTGCAACCTGCTCTTTGACTTCTTCGCTTGAATAAGGCTTAACTGTGCGCTTAACATCAACCTTCTCCATGATGGCTGGTGTAGCAAACAGTGATGGATCACCCTTGTCTTCAGTAATAGGCTGGACTGATAGAGTCTCGGCATCCAAGTCTAGGGCTTTAGCTTCTAGCTTGTTAGTTCCAAGGCTGTTCTCACGCTCAAGCAACTCGTTGTATCGTTCAATCAAGTCGCTGTAGATCTCTTCCTGTTGTGAAATAGGAAGGATAGGAATATAACCAGTGAACTTGCGGATGTCTTCTTCCAAGCCCTCTGTGGCATCTTCTTTAAGGTTAACAACCTTTTCGCCACCGATTGCCTCAACAACATCTGGGTTATCACGTAGGTATTCTTGTACTACTTGACCACCGTATTCGTTAATGAAGTCAACCACGCCTTCAGCTGCAACCGCTGATTTGCGGGAAGCAGTTGTATTGGCGCTCAAAGAAGCCATCTTCTTCATCAATACCGCAGCTGGGCGCATCTCAGCAGGGATGTCAGCCATCATCTGTGAGTAGGCTGGGGCAATCACCTGACCAGTACGATGCACACGACCAAGCATCTGCATATGCGTATCAATGTTCTTCTCTGGCTGAACAATGATCATATGACGCTTACGCTTATCTTTAAATTTATCAGCTGCGTGTAGTGATAAACCTGTAGAGCCAGCTTGGTTTAGGATTAAAACATCCACTTCACCGTTATTAAATCCACGGACAGCACCGACACGCTGCTTGATATTAGCAGCACGAGTCTGCAATACAGGTGTGCCACCAGCATAGTTCAATGTAATTGTTCTACCAGTAATCTCATCTGTCTTATATCCAGCCTGGCGTAAAGCATTGTGGATGTAGTCAATTGGTGAGATTGGGGCAGAACCAAATCCAGACTCTTGAATCTGTTTCTTCACTGCCTCATACTGGGCTGTCAATGTAGGACCAAGTTCCTCATCAGTTAAGCGATGTAAGACCTTGCCTTCTGGACCTCTAATTGTCACCATGCGCTGCTTGTCTAGGTATCTGATGTATAGGTCAGAGAACGACAAGTCAACTTCACCACCTACCTCAATGCCCATATCTTCGGCATAGCTCTGTAGGAATGAACCCATGGTATTAGATACTGTAATTACAACCTTCTCGTCATTCTTTAGACGTTCGATGGCATGATTAACTGAGTCTTGAGCCTTGAGTGATAGCAACATCTGATCAATCAAGTTGTGCATCACAGAGCCAAAGTTAGCACCTTGGATGGTTCTCTTCTCGCCACCAGCTTCTGCTAAGACTTTACCTTCTTTGTCAAAGTCTTTTTGGATACCTTTGATAACCTGATCTTTGGCACGAGAGAAAGCAAGAACACTGCGCATAGCAGAAGCCATGTTCTCGGCTGTTTGCTTATCTACCTTAGTCTCTTGGGTGTCATATGCCACACCAGCAAACGTACGTTCACGGCGAATGTATTGACCAACACGAGTCAGCATCGTAGCCACAATCTGCTGCATTGGAACGCCACCGTATTTAATGGCATCACCCAACTCGCTAGGACTATCTACCGCCAAGCTCATGTCTGTACTTGAATACAAGTCCATAACATCTGGGCGTTTAGCATAGGTTGCTGATGAGAAGAATGTGCCAAAAGCATTTTGTACCAATTCACGTACAAATTTAGCCACGTTCATTTCTTCGCTGTCACGAGTAGCAGTAGCGCCGCCAGCATTATGTGACTCATCAAAGATCATGTAGTTGCCAGCGCCAAAGTGCTTGACAAAATTTGCGCGCTCTGGAAGATTTCCTTTGATGGTTTGCATCTGTTTATATGTTGTGAAGATAACCTTGAAATCACCCAAGCTATCATTCTTAACCATTTCTTTCATCATCTCTTCTAGCTGTTTTCCAGATGCAGGCGCTTGAAGAATTAAGTTGGTTTCAGTAACTTCACCTTTCTTATCAGTTCTTAATAACTGATAAGGAATTGGTTCTTTGTTGTTTGTCATGAAAACCTTAGGTTTGGCTGTATCCAAAGCTAGTTCTTTGGTCATACCAATATCATCTAAGTCACGGATCATGTCAGAGTAGAGGTTAGGCTTCTCTGTAACAAAGATAGGAACCTTGCCGTTGACCAAGGCGTACTTGATCATGGCAGCCACTACACGGCCTTTACCAATACCAGTCTGGTCACCAATAATGAATCCCTTACCAGCTTCAGCATTACGGATAGCTAAGGCTAACGCATCAATCTGCTCGGCTGAGAAGTTGCTTCGTAGCGTATCAATATCCATGTCAATGGCTTGAGCAACATATTCATCTATGTTACCCATCTCATCTTCAATACGCTGGACTGATTCATCAATCGCATCACGCATGGCTTTTGGAACCAATGTGCCAACTGATGAGGCTTGAGAGTGAGGCTCATACGCAACTTGCGTAGCTGTCTCAGTCTCTGCGCCACGGCGATCTTTTAGTCTAGACTCGACACGCTCACCTGCGACAACGCTAGGTCCACCCAATTCGACAGGCTTTGATTCTTTAGCTGGCTTTCCAGGTACGGGTTCTGTTCCTGCACTTGGCTCGGCCACGGGTCCTGGTTGAGTATCGTCACGTTTAAGTTCGTCAGCAGGTCTAGGTTGTTCGTCACTAGGTTTTCGCCCAGCTGGTTCGGCTCCACTAGGGGTAGCTCCAGCTTCTGACACGCTAGGTCGCTCGCCTTCTGTGGGTCGCTTTCCTTCATCGCTAACTCTGTCACTCTCTCCGACAACGCCTCTACCCACTCCTTGTGGCTCACCGTCCCTGGCTTCAGGAATACCCCCGTCAACTCTGGCGGTGCGGCTAGGTCTGGATTCCATGCGACTAGCTTCATCTAGCTTCTCCTTTAATTGCTCGTATGAGCTATAAACTTTTGGTAAATCGGCAGCTGGTAAGGTTCTTTCAGCCTGACCTTTGCCGTTAATAACAATCACATCCACTGGGTATGCAGCGCCTTGTTTCTTGTACAAGTCACCAGCTACAGTGAAGTGATCCACTACGTTGTAATCTCTGTATAGGTTGGTATAGAAGGCGCGCTTCTGAGCTGAACGGTATCCTTCTCTTCTGCCGTCATCATCTTTGGCGCGAACACCGCCAACAATCAAAACAGCACGACCATTGGCTGGCATACGACCTAAAGCTGTATAAGAAATAGCGTGATCAATCTCTCTTGTCTTATTGCCAGAAACCATAACTTCTTCGCCAATAGCGCCAAATGGCGGGTTGGCAATAACTACATCGCTCATTTCTGGCTGGTAGTTCATTCCGTTCTTTTGAGTTACCTCAGCATCAGGCATAACCTTCTTCAGCATTGCAACACGGTCTTCGTTCAACTCATTGGCTTTGACTTTCTTAGGATCAGCACCAATCAATAACATACCGTTGCCAGCTGTAGGCTCGTAAACAGTCGTATCTTTAGTAATGCCAGCTAACTGTGAGGCAATATAAGCCAATGGAGCTGGTGTTGAATATGCCTGTTCTTTGATACTTACGGATGAACGAACAGCTAAGTTAGGCTGTCTGTCATACAAATCTACCAGCTTGTCATAGGTTTCTCGTGGGCTATTCTTCTCATCAACAATGGCACGGGCTGCCAATACAACACCAGTCTCAATGGCTTCATCAGACTGTTTAGCTAAGTCTGTGCCAGGATTAACTGTACGGCCAATAAGTTCTTTTATGAACTGACGGGCAGCTGAGATATTATCAAATGACTTACCAGCCAAGAGAGCATCAGATACACGCTGGGCTACAGCAAACTTGCCATCTGGTGTCATCAAGTCAAAGGTTTCTTCTACCTTTTCATCCTCTGCGAATGGGTACGCCTCTTTACCCATATCTCTTTTCAGCTTATCCATTTCTCTTGGAGCTTCAGCTGGCTTGGCTTCTTCAGCAATCTTAGCCTGTTCTGCTTGTCTTTCCTTCTCACTATCCTCTCTACGCTTCATCATCTCTGCGTATTGCTCAGGCTTGTTGTATTTAGACCATAACTCGTCTAGCTTGAGGGTAGAGAATAAACGCTGATCGTTGGCTTCATTTTCAATATAGCCTTCAGCATTAGCACGGTCAAACATAGGTTTGCCGTACTTGGCGATGAACTGATTAGCTGTTCCTTTAGTCTTCTTGATGGCTTCAATAGCATCAAGCATCTTCTTCTCAGCTACATCTTCTTTGCTTGGCTTGGCAGCTTCTGTTTCATAAGACTTAATTAAATCCTGTAACTGTTTTACTTGTTTTTTAGCATCTTTTTGCCCATCTGGGCCAGCCTCACCAATCAGGGCATCATTATTTGCATGACCTCCTTCATAGAATGTGCCAAGAAGATACTTAGCCTCATCCACAAGATCTTGATCTGTAAAGTCAGTGATAGCCTTTTTCTCATCTGTACTAATGTTTTCTAATGTCTGTGAAAGCTCATAAATATCCAAAGCTTTCTTTAGTACAGGGCGTTCTGCAAGAGCCTTCTTAACTGCTTGGCGTTCTTGGTTAATCTCGGCTTGAGTCTTAGGTGCTTCTACAGGTGCTTCCTCTTCAACTACCTCAGTAGCTTGTGGCACAACAGGAGCTTCTTGTGGAGCTTCAAACTCTTGCTCATCAAACGCTTTAACAGTAGTAGGAACTGATGGCTCTTCCTCTGGTTTAGCTTCTTTAGGCTGTCTTAGCTTTGCAAAAGAATCACGCAATGCCTGTGTCTTTTGTTGCAACTCACCACGAATCTCATCAAAGAATGGCTTGTTTTCTGGTGGAGCTTCTGCTTCAGCAGCTGCGATTTCTTGCTCTACCTCAGGTGGCAAAGCCTGTTCAGCTACTGGAGCCTCGGCTTCAACCGCAGGAGCTTCTTCTACGGCTGGTGCTGCTTCTGGGTTTAGGGTATTGTAAATAGCAGAAACTGTCTCATCTGCATCTTTACTAGGGGTAATACCTAACTCTCTAGCCAGCTTGTTTACATCACGTTTATTAATAACTCCCGCTTGTTCAGCTTGAACAATTAACTGCTCAAGTCTCATTGATGCACGGGCATGTAGCTCTGGATCAATACCTTCAGGAACGGGCGGCACTACGGCAGGAGCTGTAGGTGGCACTCTAACATCCGTTAGAGTTGGATCAGGTTGTTGACCTCTTAGGCGTTCAACCGCCTTTTCACCACCAAAAGCGGCTGTTTCTAGGATACTTGTTGGACCTTCGCCAGCTGCTTCAAGGAACACTTGACCAAGCTTATTAACAGATCCCTCAGTTGCAATCTGGGCTAAGGCTTCACCACCACCGCCACTGATCATTTGGGCTGCTGGCTGGGCTACGCCAATGTTAACGGCTTCTCTTGCTACCTGACCTTTAACCACGCTCTTAGGCACAAGCATTTTGCTTGCTAGGCCAGCTGATGCTGTATCTAATGAACCAATAATAGAGGCTCTGGTTAGGGCGTGTTCATACGCCTTGGCAAACATAACAGGGTCGTTTAAGGCTTTGTTGACCGCTACTGGGTCATTGATGTTAACGCCCTTGTCTTGGAAATATTCTGTAACGCCAGATGATAGTTCTGTAGCAAAGCTTGTGCTACCCATGGCTACTGCGCCAACGGTTGGGTTACGTGTAACAGCGCCCAATACCAACGCAGGAACCATCTGTGGAGCGCTCTCTAATGAAACACTAGCCATCACACCAAGCGGGTCTACTTGGAAGGCATCAAATATTTCTTTTGCTGTATTAAGTTTACCAATCGCCTCTACTGCTGGTCGTTTACGGTATTTACCAGACTCTGCCTGAGCCTCCATGACTTTCTTTTGAGCTTCAGCTTGACGTGCTTGCAAGCTCTGAATTGCGGCATCAGCTTCTTCTGGTGTGAAAGGAATGATCTCACCAGAAATGGGATCTCTTACACCACCTTGACCCTGCCTAATTTTATTGATTTCTTTTTGATAATTAGAAACATCTAATCTAGGTATGGTTCCAGCTAAATTGGCAATACCAGACATGATTGGATCTGTCTGTCGTTGTAGGAACGGTACTTCTTCCTCGTACTGGCGAGTTTTTTCTGCTAAATCGGCAAGTTTAGCTGCGTTTAACTCTTCTTCAGGGATGCGCTGTTTGATTTGACCAGCAACTTCTTCAAGGCTTGGCCCTGTGGCTGGAGCTGCTTGTTCTGCTGGAGTAAGGGTTGTGCCTTCTAAGACGCTGCCAGTTTTCTTTGGCTGCTTAATATCTGGACCTTCGCCAGATAGAAGTTGTTGCCCGAAGGATGGTTTGAATAACGAACCGCCAAGTTCTGTAGCTAGTTTATCTAAGTCAGTTTCCTGACTAGCAGCTGAACCGCCAAGACCCTTGGCTAGTTTATCGTAATCCATATACCACCCTAAATTGTATGTTTATTTCAAGTTAGCTTGCCTTTTAAATTCATCGGCTGCTTCTTGTGTAGGGAAAGTATAACTCTTTCCACCAGGAACGGCTACTGTTACAGGGCCTTTTTTTGCCCCTCCAGGTGCTGGCGGTGGTGATGGTGGAGTCACGTTCACATCCTTAAACCCAAGAAGATCTGTAAGATCTTGAGATAGCTCACCACGGGCAATCTTACGAGCATCAATCTTTTGTTGCTCTGGATTTTCCTTGTATTTCTTATAATTAACGCCACCTGGTTTAGCAGTTTTACCTAGCTCATCGTAAGCATTATTGAACAAGTCTTTGTAAATTGACTGCGCTCTCAAATAGTCTTGACCTTTTTTATATTGAGCTGTTGCATCACGGCTCGCAGCTGCGCCTTCCAAAGCTGCTTCACGACCATATAGCTGACCAAGAGATGTTTGCATTTGACCAGTAAGACCAGTCTGTCTAGCAAGTTTAGATTTACTAGCTTCAACACCTTGTTGCATCAAGGCACGTTTATCAGCTGCCTCGTCTGACATTGATTTAGCATAAGTCTCTAAGCCTTTTTCACCGCCTAAACCTAAATTACTTAACGCATATGGAGATTGACCTCTTGCTGTGGCAAAGCCAGCATTAGTTAATGCCATGTACGGCGCCATCTCTCTACGCGCTTTAATATCTTGTCCAAAGGTAAGACGTTCTGCATCTGATTCTGCAAATGGGTTTTGTGATTTCTGTGCTTCAATATCAGATTTAATTTGACCTTCTAGCCAGTTCATGTAATCAGCACGTTTCTCTTTGCTTGATCCACCTGTAGAGAAGGCAATAATGCCGCCTTCAGCAGCAAATTCAGGAACCATATCACCTGTACCAATAGCATCAATACCAGAACGACCACCCATCATAGATACAGCCTCAGGGTTCATTTCCATACGGCGGCGAAGCATCAAAGCCTCTTCTACCATCTGCTGTTCAATAGGATTTAAGTTAGGGCTACCCAATAATGTTTCTAGCTGGTCTGTGGTCATAGACTTAATCTCACCACCGCCTAGATAGCCAATCTGTCCACCATCTTTGTAGCCCTTTACAGAGCCGCCTTCAGCCATGCCACCAGGTCTAAAGCCACCAGACATACCGTAGATACCCAAGCCAGCCATACCCAAGCCACCCAATTGTGAAGCCACATTTGGTGGAGCTGTGTAAACCTGCTGGGCAGATTGAGACAATGGCAATCCGCGTAACATGTCTGACATGAACGCCAATTGAGTGTATGGATAGTTTTTTTGCTTGAGAAAGTCTTGGTATCCCAAATCCAAAGCTTGTTGACCTTGAGCTTGTTGAACCGCACCAACCTTCTGCTGTTCGCCCAAGATGCCCATACGCTGACCAAAACCAGTCTGACCTAGCTGACCTAATGTAGAGGCAGCCTGTAATCCTTGACCCATGCCTTGTAAACCTAAGCCAGCACCATATTGTTGAGCCTGTTGAGCAGCTTGGAAAGCGTTTTGGCTACCTTGAGCTTGAATGTTAGCTAACTGTGTGTTTAAGTTACGACCAGCTTCTGAACGCTCCAAAGCGGCACGAGAGCCACCAAAAGCACCAGAACCTACGGCACGTTGATTTAATGCACCTAAACCTTTTTGATAGTCACGGAAAGCCTCAGACTTCTGTGTGTCAACCACATTCTGCATGTATGGTGACATGAACGCTTGAGTAGCACGGGGATCAGTAGCCATGTTCATATAGTTACTGCCAGCACTTAACGAGCCTAGACCAGCCAATGCTGCCATGCCAGAACCTGCGCCAATCTCTGGTGCAACCTGCATATTGCCTACGCCTTGGAAAGCTTGCTGTTGCATTGGAGTAAAGTCTTGAATACGCTGACCACCATAGGCTTGATATGGATTGGCATTAATATCCGTCAAAGCTTCTGACTTGCCAAGCATATTCTCCACATAGGGACGTGCGTATTCAGGTATCGAGGTGTTCGTTACCGTTTGTGAACTTGGTGCTGGTGCTGGGCTTCCGCCGCCTTTACCCATATCTATTCTCCGAGAGGTAATTCATAAGTTACCCATGTTGCCTTGTAACCGTCTTCTTTAAACACTTTAGCCCAGCCTGGTCTGCCTGTAGACTCAATACCGTCACAGCCAGATGCCGCACCGAACTTCTTTAACAAATCAAGCATTGGATCTTTCCAAAGCTTTAAATCCTCACCGCCACAGAATTGCATGGCTAGTAACTTACGTTTAGGGTAGTTAACAATGTTGGTCACCACTATCCCTTTAAATTCTCCTGATGACTCATAAGCCACCCACATCTGATAATCATGCTCTTTTACGCAGTCATAAATATCATCTGACGTATAGCGACCAAACGTATATTTGGTTGCCTTTGCTGCAAACTTCTCAACCTTATCCCAGCAGGTATCTATGTATCCATTAGGAACCATAGAAACTTCTATCATGCTGGTAGGTTCTTTCTAGCCTTGGAATCTACGGCTACTTTACCTTTACCTACTGTCTTCTTACGATCAGCTTGGATTCTATCCATCATTTCGTATAAACGCTTTGCTCCTGCATCTGTTGAGCCATTGCCCAATTCAGATACGATACGAGCTGGAATCACAAACTCACCATCAGCTAAACGTGCTGGCTGTTTACCATTAATAGTTGCTGGGATGTCATCAGATACGCCATCGCCTGGGCCTTTAAGTAATTGACCAGCTGCATATCCACCTAAATTGCCATCTGCAATACCGCCACCATCAAAACGTTTGGTATATTTAGCACCATAAGACTTATCTTTACCGCCAGGAGATTGCTCAAAGTAACCAGAAAGGTCTGAATCCTTATCTAACTTTTTAGTAACACCAGCACCGTACCTTGCAATACCTGATTTTTCTGGGTTTTTATAACCCATAGCCATTAACTTTAGCGCTGTGTCTTCATCTAAATTTTGGTTCATTGTTGCCAAGGCGTTCATGTTTTTTCCATCTTGGCTGATTCCTGGAGCAAACATAAAGTCTTGAGGTTTTTGACCCATGGCTTTAGCTTGTTCGTCACCAAACATTGTGCCTTCTAAAAGACCCATGCGTTTAGCACGAGTAAAGTCTCTTAAACTATCTGGCATATCTCTTTCGAACTTCATTTGCTGCATCTGCTCAAGCATTTTGTTTGTTGGCTGACCACCATTAGAGAACTGAGGAATGTCGCCACCCACAGTAGTCATAGGGGAATAACCCTCACGCATACCTTGAATTGCAGATAACCCACCAGGTGGCATAAGATTTAAGTTAGGAGGCACTTCTCCTCCGTTGGCCGCCTCATAAGTAGGCAACGCCTTATAACCTTGATCAAAATAGGTACGCTCACTGGTATCCATCGGGCTAGTCGTTCTACCAGCTAAGTCATATTGAACAGGCTGAAAGAATTGAGACTGACCTGGCTGTGGCTGTCTCATGGCTGTTGTGTATTCGTAAGGTCGGATAGTTCCCTTATCTTGAGGAACTGATACGCCTTTATTCTGCATACCACCTAGTAGTGATAATGCACCAGCACCACCAAGACCTAGGGCTAACTTCTGGTTGCCTGTCAGACCTGGTTTTACCATTGACTCTTTTGGAGGGAAATTTAGATTCTCTGGATAAACGTTATTAGCCTGCCCTGGAGAAAATCCTTCAGATGCTCCTGGCATATCAGCCCATGTTTGTGGTGCTGCCTTAACTGATTCTAGGGCTGCGGTAGGTGTATCTACGTTAGCTGTAGGGGTTGCTGGAGCGCCTGCACCAGATAATGCAGACATACCGCCAGATAGAACGCCAGCTGTTAAACCACTTTGCAAACCTTTGTTAATATCGCCAGTCAACAAGGCAGTAGCACCACCAGTCAATAAGCCCATGCCTACGCCTTGAGCTAATGCACCAGTTCCTAAGCCTAAGCCTGATCCAATAGATGCACCCATAGGACCGCCAAAATACATCAATGCCGCAGTAGCAGCAATTGGTAATACGTCATCTAGGAAACCAGCTTCAGGTAAACCTGTCTTTGGGTTGATACTTAATGAACCACCTTTGGCTCTAGCAATAGCTTCTAGACCCGCAACTTCACGCGGGGTCATGTGAACCAGCATCTTGTCGTCATTACGACCTTGCTGCTGTAATAGGTTTGCTGTTGCTTGTAGGCTCATTTATGCCTCGCTGGGTTAATTACGTTGAAGTTTATCATGTTAGACAGTTGTTCCGCTAGCGTTTTTCCACACTGTTCCGTTATACCAAATAGGGTACCCAAGTGTGGTGTCGTAGTACTGCTGTCCAATAACTAAAAAAGTGACTGGCCTATTTGCTGTAGTCCCAGAAGGAGGCACATTTATGCCCTGAGCAAAGTTATCTACCTGCGCAAAATAAAGACGTAAGGCATTGTTTAACTGTTCCTGATATTGAGGCTCATACTCAGCTGGTGGGGCAAGTAAGAGGTTGGGGGCCTTTGGTGGGATTAATGCCATTATCTTCTTCCGTCTGGGCGAATATCAATACGAGGGGCGCCAAGCTGCCAAGTTGTACCTACGGTAGCACTTTCAATGCGGAAAGCCATCTGACGACCACGGATACGGGTATATACCTGACCTGTGAACAGCTCTACGGGATACTGCTGAGTTCTTATAACTGTTTTGTCGTTTGGCGTTCCATAAGCTGTTCCTGCGTTAGTTCTTGGTTTAACAACCATTGTGCAACTAGGATTAGCTGCATTAGATCCAGCAAATGTTATGTCAGGTAATATGCGCCACACAAAGCCAAAGTTATGACCATCGCCAATATCAAAGTCAGATGACTGAATGTAGGCATTAATAGCCACAGCACTAGGGCCTGAAACGTCATCTACCCCATCTTCATGGTTAAGCAAGCGGCGATTATAGTCAGCAGCAATTGGGTGCTGTTGCGTTCCTGAATCAAACCATGCTGTACGACCTAATGTGCCGTAATACCAAACACGGTCTAAGTAGTTGTACACCACATAGCTATCAACGACCAATGAACTAACAGAACAATAGAACCACCATACCTCTGAATACTGTTCGTTAGAGGCTGCAAAAACCTGCCAAGACTGGTCTCTGTTTAAGTTTTGGAATACAAATGTACGCAAGCTGGATGGTAAAGTTTCCACACGACCAGAGTATGAGAAGAACTTATCGGAACCCATCCAATAGGTAACGTTGTTAATCGTAATGGCTGCTCTTGGACTCATGATGGAAATGTTGTCCTGCAAGAGCTGGAAGCCGAATACATACGGTGGGCCTAGATACTGCATAGAGTAAACCGCAGCATCTGTAAATACGACAATCTCTTGACGGGTATTAACCGCTTGAATGATTGATGAGCCGATAGTTAAGCGCTGTTCGCCAGACTGGTTAGTGGCTGATGGCACCCAGTCAAATGGATTTTCTTGGTCAGACCAACGAACCAACAATGGGTCAAATGGTGTATTTGGAACGGCTGGGTCATATGGATTAGCACCAAAACAAATAACAAAACGCTGTACCGCGGATGAAATAACTTGATTGGTTGTATTTGGAACAAACTGTCCTGAATAAGACGCGGCATTAGCAGCTGATTCTAAAGTCACTGCACGGACACTAACCCCTGTAGTGGCATCCCAGTAATAAAGCTCACCACCACGAGGCGCAAAAATAAAGTCTTCACCAAAGTTATCTTGAGTCCACAAACGAAGCTGTGAGCCAATACCTGTTGTATAGCTAGAACTCCATGTTCCACGTGACCAAGGACCAGCACCCCAGCCTGTACCAATGGTGTATACGTCATTACCAGACGGTAATAGATAAGTGATTGTGGTTGAGTTGCCACCATGACGAATGTCGTTGGCTGTAGCTGTTGTAGGGATGATAACGGTGTATGCCGAGGCGTTAACAACCGACGCAACCTCATATTCGGTATTTAAAATAGTAGCAGATACGTTACCGCTAGTGTTATATAAATTAGCAGCACCTGAAAAGATAACATAGTCACCTGCCTCTGGGTTGTAAGTAGCATCCACTACTGTAACAACGTTACTCCCGTTTGAGGCAAAGAATGGACCTGATGTAGCCGTAGAAGCATTAACCGTAACATCATAAATAGGGGTAATGTCGTAGTAAGCGCCGCCTTTATTTAGATACATCTTAGAGTTTGTGCCAACCCCAATAAGGCTAACACCATCTAGTAAAGTCCAGTTATTTAAAGAACGGCAGGTACCAAGAAATTGCTCATTAGAAAAACGTGTCCAACCCCCTAGCTTTTCAGGAAAACCAGAACGAAAACGGATTTTGTCGCAATCGTACCAGCCACCCTCATTAGCGTAGTTAGTATTTTCTTTATTAACACCTGGTCGGAATACAAGTTTCTGTAACGGCATAATTTACCCTAAGATTCGTACAGGGCTTTTTCACCCTTGCGGCGTTTATCTAACCCTTTTAGCACTTTACCACCAGCTTTGTTCCACTTCAAGAACTCTTCTGCGGCAGCTTCAAATTCTTTTCGGTTGTGCTTCATTCTTAGGGTACTGTTTTGCAAGTTACCAAGACCTACATTGAATGAAAAGCTAACTAAAGCATCAAACTGACCTTGAGTCATTTCACCTGGGCATAAGCGATGAACGCCTGCTTCAAACCTGTTTAGGTCTTTCTTTAGGATATCGTTGACTTCATCCATGCTTAGAACCCGATTCCACCCAGCAGGAATAGGAAGTGCTTTTCGGTCTTCTAACTTAACTCTAGCATGGGTAGGGTCAATAACATGGCCCACGCCACACGTCCAAAGTAAAGCGGGACACTGGTACGGGGAGGTCTTCACCCCCTCGTCATGTTTAATCATCTCAATAAGCTTTTCGCTTACGTTCACTTTTTAGACCATCCGCGTGATCCGAACCAGTAGCCAATAATGCCGCCTAGCATAGCCATTTCATCATCACTGAAAATCTCATCAGAAATCTTTAACAAGTCATCAATATTTCCAATAACGCCTGGGTGCATAAACACGTAGATACCGATACCTACGTTAATCACAAACAACTCAGCCACGAACAAGTAAGTTACCATCGGGCGCACTGTTGCTACGAATGTAGAAGCCCACGGAGCCGCCTTTTGTAGTACTTTGGCGTCATGCTCATAAGCCGCCTTAGTCATGTCTGCATCTGTCTGCATCATTACTTGGTCAGTGCGAATCTCTTCTACCTTGGCTTGTGCTGCGTAACCTTTCTCCATCATCTGGATTTCACGCTCTGTCTGCATCTTGGCTAGGTCTAGCTCATGCGCCTTGTCAGACTTATCTTGGAAGAAACCCAATACGCTTGGCAATCCTGAGATTAACAAGCCACCTAGTGTTGAAATTAGCGATAACATTTTATTGTCCTAAACGGTTAGTTGTTGCACGTTTCAATGTGTTCATCTCAGAGCGTAGTGTAGAACTTGTTACATCTAGCTCAACCTTTTGTGCAGCCAAGCCAGAACGTAATTCTTTCTGTGTGCTTTCTGCAACAATCTTGGCTTCGCGCGCTGCCATCAACGCCTCTGCTAAACGCTCCTGCATCTTAGCTATTACCTCACGTTGATCCGCTACCTTCTCTTCTAGTAACTTAACCTTGCGCTCCGCGGCTGATGCGGATGAGGCAGTATCACTGTAGCCCTCATACATCTCTTTGACTTCGTTGAACTTGGTAATACCTGTATAGCCAGCACCCAAAATAGCAGGTACGCCAGCAATAATGAAGCCAGCTACCATTGTGTTTTGCTTAGCCCAAGTTACCCACTTATCTACAAAGCCTTGTACTTTATCTAGTTTCTCTAAATCGCTCATTGTTCAAATCCTAAGTCTTGGTTGTATTCTGGCTGGTTAAAGCCCGTTTGTTGTAGCAGATCCATCATTATTAAGTCCTGCGTCAGTATGTTGTTTGGTATCCCACTCACCAACTGTGGTTCGAAGAATACGTTCGGCTGTGCTAACCCAGGTTTCACAAACAGCTCCAACGACAACACAAGGCCAACCACCGACTGCGTTTTTCCCTTTGGGGGTGGGGATGGGGATGCCTGTGTATTCGAGGTTGTCGGAGAATCCGTCTTTGGCGGGGCCTCCATCTTCACTTCTGGTTCGTCCTTTTTCTGTTCCCGTTCTTTCGGTTTCGGTGCTGGCGCCATCGGGATCGCTTCCGAGTTCGGAGCAATATTTGGGGTCGGCGCAGTTACAGGTGAGGATTGGATTATTGGGGCAGATGTGGTCGTAGGGGGTTTGACTGGACTCGCTGGGTTCACAGGCGAAACAGGGTTGGTCGGGTTGTTTACTGACTTTTTGCAATTGTTGGATGTAGTCACCCAAGGTTGCCACACTGGACTCCCGTATGGATCTGGACACATCGAGGAACGCATCTGGATAATGCTCCCCGTATAGCCTGTTTGGCAGCTGAGTGTTTGTTGTTGGCTGCTTATTTGACATGTTGGCGGGTTTTTGACGCAGGTGTCTTGGATTTTGAACCAGTCGGCTTGGACTGGCTGACCATAGCTACCTGACGGACAGTTGGTTTCTTTTTTCCAGGTTTGCGTACCGCTGTAGTTGACGGGGCAGCTTCTTGTTTCGACTTGCGCTTGGTAGGTGCAGGTGACTGGGTTTGGGGTGCAAGTGTTTTGGATGACTGTCCACGGTTGCCAGGTGTTGTCTGGGCAGGTTTTTGTGCGGCTTTGCGTGATTTGACCACTGAAGTTGGTTGGGCAACTTTGGGTTTGCGTTTCGGTTTCAACTTGGCAGGTTGGCGCGGCTTGAGGGCAGATGGGGGAGATTCCTGGGTACGCTTGGCACGCAACGGCTTGACACTGGGCGAGGGTTGTTCCACCGTCAACGAAGAGGGTGCTGTAGACTGGTTTCCCATTAGTCCACGTACCAGCATAACAAGCCGCTTGAACATTATTTGCTTTCGTCAGGCTTAACAGCAGCCAAGTCAACAAGAGGAGGAACCGAGCCATATAATTTCTTAAACTTTTCAGGATGACGTTTAATCCACTCGTTACGGGCAGCATCGCCAACGAGACCATCAATCGGACATGGTGTGCCTGACATCATCATGGCATCCCAGTTCTCTTGTCTAGCTGAACAAGCAATAGCAACCGCAGCTACTTTAAGCCCGTTATTAGATAAGAATGTAGCCCACTTACGGCGTGAGCAGTCCTCATCCATCATGTAACTACCACCAGAGAAGCCAATCACCGTAGAGCTAATAGCTCCAGAAACAGCAACCAAACAGTTGTCTTGACTGAATGAACTAATAGACGGCGCCATAGCACCTGCTGGCGGTTGACCTTTGTAATTGATCGTGGTGTCTTGAGCCATTGCACTAGCCATAAGACCACCTAACAAAAGCCCAACGAGTAAAGCTGTTAGGCTACGCATTACCAAAGAATTCCAATAGTTGATACAGATGTTGCGGCAATAGTCACTGACTGTTTTGGCGTAGATAGATCTTGGCTACAATCATTGCATTTCTGCGCGGCTAACTCTGATTCATCAACATCACGATTACAGCTTGGGCAGTATATTTCAACCTTGTGCGCTACATCGCCAGCTTCTGCTTGTTTTTCAATAATCATATTAACTCTTCATGGATTAAGGGTTTAACGCCCAACGATTTAAAAATATCTTCTTGACTAATACCTTCAGGAATCATAGCCGGGTCAACAATATCATCTACACCGTCACCGTCTCTAATAGCATGTATACAGGCTGCTACAGTACCGTCCTCTAACGCAGTAATAGTATGTAATTTACCTTTTTGTATAAAAATAATATGCGGTGCTTTAAACGTTGTTTTTGCACCCTCAACATCTACTTCAACGCTACCAATAGACAACAAGGTTGGGTGGTCAAATACGTGCTTGTGGCCTTCCATAAAATCACCAGCATGATTAAACTTCATTAGCTTAATCCAGACATTACTAATCAACGCCATCTGTACGGTTGGGTTGCTCATACTGTACCTACAGGAATAACTGAGTCTGTTAGAGGGCCTTCGGTATTAGGGTTAACGCTAACTTCACCAGTGCCCGTGTATGTGGCTACAACTCCATTTATATATGTAATTGTTAAAGTTTCCCCAGAAAGAACCGCATGGGCGGAACCACCATTGAGTAAGGTATTGGTATCCCATTCGTCAGCACAATTACAGTCTGTAGGTACTGGGCATGAGCAAGATGCTTTGTGCATCTCATATATAACTTTAGCTTCGTCAACTTCAGCAATTGCAATTAGTTCGTTAATATGTGCCATGATTAGAATGTAAAAGTAAAATCTGTGTAGTAACGAGTTTCGTATATTGGTTGGCCTGATTTAGTATACCCAACAATTACTTGATATGAACCCGCAAACTGACCAAATGCTTGCCCCAAATTGTTCATTGAAATACTTGTACCTGTGTCTCCAGTACCGTTTCGCCCAGCATTTAAATATACGGTTACAGAGTTAGTGCCATTCCATCGTGCAGCAGCCATCCAGGCAGCTCCTGGAGCAGGACCTACTGGTGTACCCTGCCCAGTCTGTGCAGCAATATTTTGACCATACGCATAGATTGGGTTACCAAAGATACAATTACAAGGATGTTTAACAAATCCTGATGCCCCCGTAGCATATTGAATTACGTTAGCATTAGCACTTGTAAGTGGGATCTGGACAATCTCGTTGTATTGGGCTGTAGCCGCTGTCCCTGTGTAGTATCGGAGCTGTGTCCATGAAGTAGAATTGGCGCCCGACCCCCAATAACCTATAGTCAATCGTAGAGCGCCATTAAAGTAATCTAAGCTAAACCCATAATTAGCGGAGTATACATAGTTATTAGAACTCAAGCCGTAGTAAGCACGTGTTGCGGAAGCGCCTCTAAACGACAACACATTAATAGCGCCAGATGTTGGTATCGGGCCGTTTGGGGCATATACGCCAGCACCTATGTAAGGGCCCCCTTGGTAATACTCAAAAATACCAGCTGGGTTAGTGCCCCCAAACTCTGTTTGAATATCAAATAAACCTACGGCACCATTACCAATTGTCATAAAGAACCCCCGCCAATTACGTTTCCAACGCAGGTTAAGTTGCCAGATGTGTCTAAGCGCATACGGTTTGTACCACCAGACCTAAATAACAATACGCCACCTGATTCAACAATTGTCCAGCCACCACCTAAAGCAACTGTAGTTGCCGTAACGTTAGTAAGTGTTGCGTTACCGCCAGTAATAGCCACGGCGTTAGCATTTTGAGTTGCCATTGTGCCAAGCACTGTCTGTGAAGCCGCTGTTATCCTACCCTGAGCATCTACTGTAACCGTTGCCGCTGAATAAGTTCCAGCTGTAACCGCCGTGTTAGCTAAGTTAACTGTTGTAGTATCACCTACTGTAGCCACGTTCATGCCAGTACCAGCAGCAACTACCGTTTGAGAGGCTGCTGTGTAAAAGGTTGTGCCATCACACCATACAATTCTTGTTGTACCGTTAGCTATTGCTACGCCTGAACCGCCTGAAGTCTTAATTGTGACCGTTGCACCTGTGGCGTTTTTAATGATATAAGTCTTTTCAACCGCTGGGGCAATTAGGTTTTGAGCTGTTGAGTTAGTACCAATAAGGTTTAACACAGCATTACGGGCCTCATCTGGTAAGCCGTTATTGGCTGACAGGGTGTAAGTTGCATTAGCAAAAGTAATATCCACCACGTTAGTAATAGCAGACTCAATGATTGTGCCTAGGTTTGAATTGGTTGTATCACCCCAAACACCGTCTTGCTCACCAGCACCGATGAGTTCTATACGTAATGTTGTTGAATAAGTTGACATGTTAATTCCTTATGAAGGTATTTGAACCCACGTAGGGCTTTCAGATGTTGATATATTAACCCAATTTGGCGTTTGTGAGTCATCAATTAAGCCCCAAACAAGCACCTGGGCAACGATTCCTGTAGCAGAAACGCCTGTAACTGTTACTAGAGCCTTACCAATAATGCTGACATTACCTAATTCTGTTGTTCCTACTACCCCAGTAACAGGAGCAGCCACGTTAGCAGATACGGTAGCAGTGCCTAAGAATGTCGTACCTACAATACCTGTTACATCAATAACCGCTTTAGATATTGTGCTTACATTACCAATTTCACCAATAGCCTGTAAGCCAGTAAGCGTAACAACAGCCGCCGCGTTGGCAGTAGCCGTGCCTAAAGCAGTGGTACCTTGAACGCCTGTAACAGATATAACCGCCGCACTAATAATGCTGACGTTGCCGATCTGTCCTGTGGCCTGTAAGCCTGTAACATCAATATTGGCTTCACCAACTACAGAAACCGTACCTACATAAACAATGCCTTCAACGCCAGTAGTAGCCGTAGAACCTGTACCAATTACAAATGGGGTGCCTATTTGGCCAGTAGCAGATACGCCTTCAGGATACGCAACTGTGCCTTCACTTACCGAACCGCTGGCAAATGGGGCTTCTG